AAATAAATCTCTAAGTTATAAACAAAGGCGATAATAATTATCATCATAATTAAAATTAACCAATCTTTATATTCTTTCATTGTATTAGTTCTCCTGATCTAGCTAATTCTAAAATATACTTTGATCTAGAAACTGGGTCGGCTATGTAATGCATATATACCAACTTACCATTATCATAGCCGTTAATCCAATTGTTTTCTATCTTATAAATCATTGACATGCTTGTATAAGTTCCCATTCATCAACAGTAACTATCTTTGAATGTAAATGATCAGTTTGTTGTTGTTTTTGTCGAATCAAAATTTCATTGTTTGATTTTGCAACAAGCACATATTTATTTGTGTCTTTCCATTTAGCTATTACTACTTTCATCTTTTTCTCTCTCTATTAGTATTGTTCTCATTCGTACTAATTTTTTTAGATCTTTATGACCTTGTTTAAGTTCTTTCTCTTTTTGGTTAATTAAGCTTGTTAAATAATCTGATGTAAGATTTTTTTCACTCATGATTGCTCTCCTTTTTCTAATTCGTCAATTTTGTTTTTACAAGCTTTTAATGTTGATTTATCAAATACCATGCTGTGTAAATTTATATTTAGTTTTCTTTTAGCTTGATGCTTAGCATCTAAAGTTTCTAACTCAGCATCAGTATACGTACACTCTTTGCAACCGCAAGGCATTTCATTAGCTTTAGGTGGACAAAATTTAAGATCTCTTAGTTTATATTTATTCTCAATATCTCTATTTTGCTCTCTTATCCACATTGTAGGCTTAGCTTCCCAAAAAGGTCTGTCACCTTTAAAGTGCCATCTTTCGATCTGCCAGCCTTTGTACCAATATATTTTTTGTTTCATGTTTTTCTCCTGTTTGAATGTGTCTATTAGACAATAATAATAACAATATGTAAACAGTTAAGTTTACATAATTTAAAATTTGTTTTACATTCGCTCAATCAGGATAAATATGAGTGGTCAAAACGGAAAAATCGATTCATCAAGAGAAGAAAATTTTGATACGTTTTGTGTTACTACGTATAAACTTTATTTAAAAAAATGTATTGAAGATAATGTTGTTGCATTAGATTTTGATGATTGGTATTCAGAAAAATTTAAAGTACTTAATTCATCTTTTGATACACTAATTGAAAACGGAGATTAAACATGGAAAAAAATCCTTTTGTTATTGATTCAGAACAGAATCATTATATTAAACTTGATTATCAAACTGGTAATTGGGTTTCAAACGGTGAAAACTTAGACGTTAATTTTATGATGGTTGATTTTTCAACTATTAAAATGGGATGGATATGGTACGAAAATGCCACTAAAACTTATCACGAAGTTTGGCAGCCAGATCTATATACACAAATACCTAAACCTGGTGAAAACTATAAACGCGGTTTTAGTGTATTAGTATTACCAATTTATATTGAAGGTGATAAAAATATTAAACACCCACCAATGCTTTGGAAAAGAAATAGTTATGCAGAGTATTCTGGTTTTATGGAAATGGGTAAATGTTTCTTTGATCAAATTCAAGATAATGATAATTTACTTCCTGTTGTAAGCGTATTAGAGTCACAAGAGATAGTTTACAGTTCTGGTTTTAAAGCTTATAAGCCTCAATTTGAAATGGCTAAATGGCAACCTAGACCAGATAATTTTGTTGTTCCTTTAGAGATTGATATTAAGGAACATGGTGCAGAGGACGATTCTCCTGAAGTAAATACTCCCCTGTCTTCTGCACCTCAAAAGCCAGATCTTAAAGAGTTTACATTAGATGATGACGATATTCCATTTTAATGAAACAGGATTGGGAAGCAATAGCTCAATCCATTGCGATAGAAGCTTTAGGAGAACCTTCTAAAAAAAGTTCTAAAGAATGGCGTTGGGGAAATAAAGGAAGTTTCGTTTTAAATATAGATGACGGAACTTTCTTTGACTTTGAAAAAGACGAAGGTGGTGGTGTAACTTGGTTTTTAGATCGTTTTGATTTAGATAAAGAAAAATATTTAAAAAAACAAGATACAATCCCACTGCAAAACAAATTTCAAAAAACATTTACAGATAGTCAAATGAAGTCTTTAAAAGATGATTCTATTTGTTATGTTAGATATTCAGATAATTTTTGTGTAATGCGGTTTAATACTGATCACAGTATCAAACAAAAATATGCACCGTTTACTAAAGAAGATGGTAAATGGTATATGAAACGACCAAGTGGGACTTTACCCATTTATTTAACAGATAAAAATACAAATTATGTTATTCTTACAGAAGGCGAAAAGGCTATGCTTGCAGCTAGTCAATTTACTAATCATGATGTTTGTTGCCATCATGGTGGTGTTGGTAATTGGCGTAACTGCGATTGGTCCACTTTAAAAGATCGCAATGTTCTTATATGGCCAGATAATGATGAAGCTGGTAAAAAGTTTGCATTTGAATTACAAGAGCATCTAAACAAAATATGCAGTAATGTTGTTGTTGTTAAACCTCATAAAGATCTAGAAGAAAAAGAAGATTTATACGAAGTTATAGAAAAAAACATTTTTAAAGATTCAAATGAATTTCTGGATTATTGTTTAAAAAATACATTTAAAAAGAAAGTATCATTTGAGCTTGTGCCAGTTAGCCAGATAATTCAAAACATACAGAAACCTAACTGGTTAATAAAAGATGTATGTGAATTAGATTCTGTAATTGCTATGTTTGGTTCACCTAAAGCTGGTAAATCATTTGTTGCTGTAGATCTGGCAGCACACATTAGTAAAGGTTTAAATTGGAATGATTTAGAAACAAAGCAACATACAGTTGTTTATTTAGCAGGAGAAGGTCAACGTGGTATTGCTAGAAGAATTAGTGCTTGGTCTCATGTTAATCAAACTGATCTAATGAATGCACCATTATTAATATCAAATAGAGGAGCTAGATTATTAGATGAGAATGACCATAATAATTTAAAAGATAACCTATATCAAGCAGAAGATAATTATGGACAGATAGGTATGATTATTATCGATACATTAGCTCGTAACTTTGGTGCAGGTAATGAAAACTCAACCGAAGATATGAATGCTTTTGTAGAAAAAGTAGATGATTTAAAGAATACATTTAATAGTTGTATTTGTTTAGTGCACCATACAGGACATGGTTCAAGTAATCGTGCTCGTGGTTCTTCTGTATTACCTGCTGCTGTTGATTGGGAATATAAGATCAGTCGAGAAGATATTAACGGAGAAATGTTTGTAGATTTAGAGCAAACACTTGTTAAAGATGGTAATAATATTGAGCCAATAACCTTTAAATTTGATGTTGTCAACCTACCGTTTGATGATAGTACTTCTGGAGCATTAACTCGTATAAATAATGAAGACAGACCTAAACGTAAGGAATTAAATGATAATGATCAAAAAATATACGAATTTATTAATGATACTCAATCTACATCTGATAATCCTGCTAATACATCAGTTAGACATAATCAGATTATGGAAGGTACAGGTTTATCTAAAAATATTGTTAATAAATCACTAAAAAAGCTACAAGAGTCTAATAAATTAACTAAAAACGAATATGGATATCAAACAAATAACTACGATTCTGAACTATTTTAAGTACATATTTGGTTCCTTTTTGGTTCCTTTTTGGTTTCCAAAATACACCGAAAGTAACAATATTTGGTTCCGTTCCTATGCATTTCTAATGCTAGGAACCAGGAACCATATACTTTTTTGAAAAAATCATGGAACCAACTAAAGAAATACTAGAAAACATACAGAATCTAAAAAATAGATTAATTGTTACATACGGTATAGATGAACCATTACAATTAGTTAATTTTGATTTTCAAGATAGATTTAGAAAAGCTCAAGTAAAATTTGGCATGGCTATGTCTACAATGCATGGTTTAGAACTACAAAAGATGGTTTCTATGATGTATAGAGCTTATGTATCACTAGAAAAACAGTTAGAAGTAGAGCAAGTAATACCTATAGAAAATAATTGTTGGCGTATTTTACATGAAGAATCTCAAGAGATAATAATAATATGTAAACAAAATGATCAGTTAAAACCATTGAGGCAAAAGTACCAAGAAAACGTCGTTGTATCTTTAGAAGAATTAATTAACCTGTTTCCAAAAGAAATTATGGATTTTAGAAAAACATTACAAACTAATGGATTAGTTAGTTACTTTAAAAAATTAACATTATGAAAACCTGTATATCTTGTAAAAAAGAACTAAGTGATTCAGAGTTTTCTACATCAGAAAATAAAAAAGGTAAGTTTACAAGATCAGTATGTAATAAATGCTTAACTAAAAAACGTAATGAAAATTTTAGTAAAACACCAGATAACTTTATAAAAAACCTATTTACACAATTAAAGTCTACAAGAAAAGATTCAGGGCTTGACTGGGATATTAATTATGAATTTTTAATGAGCATTTGGCACTTACAAAAAGGTAAATGTGCATTGTCTGGTTTAAATATGACATGGCATAAAGGTAGTGGTAAAACACATTTCAATATAAGTATTGATAGAAAAAATCCAGATTTAGGTTATTTACCATCAAATGTGCAATTAGTTTGTGTTTGTGTCAATCTTATGAAGCAATCATTAAATGATGTTGATTTTATTTGGTGGTGCAAAACTATAGTTGATAATAAAGAAAAATATATAAATGACGATGTATAATGTCAAGGACCGAGATTGTCTCTCCATGTTCATAATAAAACTACTCATAACCTTCTCGGTCACCTGTTATGTTAAAAGTTAATTTAGATAACGAAATAAAAAGACTTAAAAAGGATTTAAGTAGAGTTGAAAAGAAAGGTGTACCTGATGCAGCTATCTTAGCTATTAACGATACCTTAAAACTAGTAAAAGCAGGTCAACAATTAGAGATGAAGCAAAAGCTTCATAATCCTACTAGATGGACTTTAAACTCATTAAAAATATTTCCTGCTACTACAAAAACTAAGTTTCCAAAAGGTAGAATATTTATCTTAAAAAATCAAGAACAATATTTAAAGTATCAAATCGATGGTGGTGTTTCAAGGAGTGTTAAAGGTGGTTTCCCTGTACCGGTAGATAGGTCCCTAAAAAACCAGTATGGTAACTTAAGACGTGGTAAAACTAGACTATTTAGAAGTAAAAAAGATTTCTATGCCGAGATAAATGGAACAAGAGGTATTTGGCAGAACGTAGGAAAAGATAATATAAAACTAAGAATAGTTTTTTCAGATCAGAATGTTTATACTAAAAAACCTTATGATTTTTATGGAAGAGGAAAGCGAATAATAAACACCCACTTCAACAAGCGTATGAAGATATATAGCCGACAAATAAAAAAATTCATGAAATGAACGAGAGGTATATAGTTATTGACTCTCCGGATTTTGCGGTTCCTTTCTGGCAAAAAACACCGAGGTTTTCGCGTT